CGTGTGATTTGGCGTTATATGATATAAGATCCTCATCAATCTTATATCCTTCAATACCATCTACATTTTGTAAATCTAGCTTAAATGAGTGAATATCTGTATCACTTATTATATGTATATTTTGACTAGCTTTTGACGAAAACTGTAAATCATTGTCAGAATATGAGTTTGCACCACATAAACTAGCTGATCTTGCATAGAAATCTGTGATAAGAGTAGCATGTAAATGACCATATAATGCAAAATCAATCTTGATACCCATATCTGAGTATTTTCCTCTAATACTCTGCATGGATTTCATATGATTAGCTTTTATCTGGTTTCCATGTAATAGAAGAATGTTTTTTCCATTGAGATTGACAACATTTTCACCAGCAGAACCATCAATAAAATTTACTTCTGAATCATGTCTAAACATCAACTTCAACATTTCATTGACATTATAATCATAATTATCAGTCAACATTACCTCAGATGAACCATATTCATCTTTAACTCTACCCTCATTTCCCGATACAGATGCAACAGACACATCATATTCGTAGGATAGATCTAAAATAACCTGCTCAAGTAGAATAGCTGATAGAGATGATGCTTTTGCCCTGTTGGTAGCCTGATTCAAAAGCTCATCTAATCTCCTGTCAGAATTGATTAAATCACCTGTGAATGCAATCAAAACCTTATCTATATGATATGCATCAAATATTCTTTTGGCCTCAACAACCATCTTCCTAAGCCTTTTAGATGCTATTTTGAAATCATATTGATTATTTCTTATATTGATCAATTCATTGAAATGTGTATCTGTGATATGAAAAATACCTGCATGTGTATCTATGTTATAACTATGATGTGTTGGTATATCATGTTTGGGTCTATTTTCAAAGATTTTAACTAACTCTTTAGTATATACATTTACAGCATTATCATACCTATATTCTTCTCTAATTTTTCTCTCAATTCTCTGTTGATCTTTCAGTCTCTGATTTTTCTTTTCAAGATCTAAAGAATGAACTAAAATTTCACCAACATTATCTTCATTTAACACTTCTGGTTCTGGATCATAAAAATGTGATATTACCTTCCTAACATACCGATCATTACAAGAAAGTACAACTGCAATATCTCTTGATGAATATGTTGGGTTTTCTTCTTTTAGTTGTAAAATATCCCTTTGTAGTTGAGTTAAAATTTTGCCTTTATCCATAAATATCCTTTTTATTGAATGATTTTATTTGAGATGATTTTCATAAGAAGTTCATTTTCTTCCTCTGTCAATACCTCATCAATAGCCTTTTTAGCTTCATTTTCCTCATCTGACACATTTTCTTTTAATAGAAATGCTGCAAGAATAAACTGTAAATAGTTTGAACTTGGTAGGAATTTCAATATGATAGACTTGATTTTCCTAACCAAATTTTCAAACAGTCCCAATGATTTCTTCTCTTCATTTGTTTTTGGTTCTCTTAACTTCTTACCCTTTAGATCAATAAGCCCTAATTTGTAGGCTTTCCAATCCTTAAAGGGTTTAGATAAAAGGGTAACAAACATAATTGCCTGTAGTTTACCAAATGCACCCATTATTAAATCTCCATAAATGTATTTGCAACATCATCAAAACCAATATTAAATATCTCTGACAATGCAATAATTTGTTTTTGATATGCACTATGGATATAATCTAAGTATTCATTAACCATATCCATATCTTCAATAGCCTTTGTTTTTAACTCTGATAGGACAGTATTACCTTCAATCAATTCTGATATTTCACCCTTTAAACTATCTGATGCCTCAAAAATAGGACAATCATAATCAACTTTTTTTACACTATCTTTCACACCTGCCTCCAGAAACATCTTATTGAAATCCATAATAATATCCTTTGTTTTAACTATTTACTATTTAAACATATTCTATATCATATCTAATTGTATCATAACCAGCAAATGATGATAAGTGTTCCCATACCTCAGATCTATGCCATGCACCAAATTCTGCCATGTCTGCCATAAGTTCACCTTTTAGATGGAGTGAATCTGATAATATCACAACATTACATTTAAGATCAGCTCTATCACATGATATATGTGTTCCATTTCTACAGATATGTTCTATTTTGGTATCATTTTTAATCATTTTAAATCTCCACAATAAAAATTTTTAACTCCTGTTATATCAAAAAATTCATTTGCGTACCAAAATTTTTCAGAATCTTTCAATATTACAAATAATTCCTCTTCATCATGAATATATCCTACTTTGAGCATTTCAAAAAAAGGATCATCATAAATAACACATTTTCTCAATAAGACAACCTCATATTTTTCAACCATTTTAGCCCTCATCAAAAAGTTCATTAATATCCGAAGATACACATGTATCTGCAACTCCTGCATCTGACCTTCTTTTCATCTTTTCTATCAATGCAATAGTCTTTTCTGAGTTTTTAATAAATGGAACATCATCATGTTCTTTCTTTATATCACATAACATTGCCATTTCAAAAAGTGTAGTAAAAGGTGTTTTATGTCCAGTAATGCCACCAAACCTATTTTTGAGATATTTCCATATGATAACATTTTGTGCTTGAAGATCCTCATTAGTATACATTGCAACCAATAAATCAACAGTTGCAGGTAAACCATATGATTCAGCAGTATCTCTCATGGTAGGATTAGCACTATCAGCACCACCTCTATTTAGCTGTGTGGCTGTTAAACCAGCATAACCCATATCAACCATCAAACCCCTTAACTCTTCTGCTATGGACTTAATCATGGTGTATGAGTCCGCATTTGAATACCTGTCTGATCTCATGAGATTAACATAATCAACTATAAGAATGTCAGGTTCAAATCCTTCCTTAATCTTTAACTCATTACAAAGATTCCTGATATCATTTGTTCCCGCTCCGGCAGTTGGAAATTCTCTAATAAATAAATCACCATGTCCATCCTGCCAAGATGATTTGACACTACTATGGAAATTATCATATGTTAGAGATGGAATATCATTGATTTCCATGTCAATAAAATTAGCATCAAATAATTGACTTATCTTTTCCTCACTCATTTCAAGAGTGACATATAGTACATTATACCCATTTCTCACATAAGATGCACCTAATGACACCATAGACATAGTTTTACCACTATGAGTATCACCAACCAACAATGATAATGCCTTTGGTTCTATTCCTCCACCACATACCAAATTAAACTCACTGAGATGAGATTTAAACTTTTTCTTGACACTTGTCATAGACTCATATCTTCTTTTGATATCATCATCCTTGAAATAATTTATACCTATATTATTTTTGAATGATATACTAAGTGCATCTCTTATCAACTCTTCAATCTTAGTATTTGGTTTCTCTTTATCTTCATATATTGAAACAGAACTAAAAATTGCATTTTCCATTGCCTTATCTTTGCAAAATTGCTCTGTTTCATCCATCAACCATTCAAAATCTAACTCTTCATCATAATTTGATTGAATGTCCGATAGATCCTCTTTGACTTCATTAAAAGCAGATTCGTTAATATTATCAATCTTTTGAACAGCATTCATAATTGCTGTATATGTTGGTTTCCTATGGTATTTATTAACCAAAGTTTTGATTATTTTGTATATTAGTTTCCCTGAATACGTCCCAAAAAAGTCCTTCCTCAGATGTGGAAGGACTTTTACAAGGTACTCTTGATTTTCAATCAGTTGTTTTAATACTATATTATCCACTATTTCACCGCATCTGTTAAAACATTATATTCTCTAGTATAACCATCCTTTTCCCAACACTGGCCCTTAAGCTCAAATGTTGATAATGAGGGTATTTGAGTTAAATTTGGGTCATTACATTTCTGACAAACAACAACATCTGTTGATTTGACAACCAAATACTCAAATTCATTATCGCATTTCTGACACTTATATTCATATATCGGCATTCTAATCCTCTTCTAAAATTTCTTTAATATTTCTTTGAACCTCTTCCCTTACCTCCTCATCTGTATAATTCTCTGATTCTTCAAATTTACAAATGAGCTTATTATCCTTAACCCCTATCATAACAATAATGTCGTATTTTTGCAAGTGAAAAGCAGTCAATTCAGGATCTTTCTTTTTATTCCATAATCTCATCTTTATCATCTTCCATAATGATACTATCATCTGAATCCTCCATTTCATCATCTATATCATCCATGAATGTATCTCCACCAAATGTAAAATTCTCATACACTGCATCTCTGACAGCCTGTAAATTTTGTTCATTCTTAAAATACTTTGACTGATTTTCCCTGATAGATTTCATTGTTGCCTTGGTTCCATCTGCAAGAATCCAAGAATATCCATCTTTCTTAAATACTTTAAGTTCATTAGCAAGATCATATAGATACGAATATTTGTTAATACCCTTCTTGAAATTTAGTGCAACTACAACAGATTTTCCCTCTTGCATAAATCTTGACTTACCAGCAGTCAATTGGAGCAATGAACCAATATGTTCAGTACCATCTTTCTGTTTCTTCTTATTAATCAATAAAGATACATCTTTCATGTATGCCACACCAGATCCACCACTTTCAACAGGTGGTTTATATTGATCTAATGATGCATATATATGATTAACAATGACAAATGGACATTGAGACATGGATAATTTTAACGAAACCACTCTTGCAAAACTCTTAATCATCTTTGCCTTGGTCATATCTACTGTATTTTTACTATTGCCAGCATCCTCTGTTTCTTTCTCAGTACCAAGCATACCCAAAGAATCAAGGACAAAAATGAAATGTTCTTGCTCATCTTCTGGTACTGGTTTAAAATCTTTGATCTTTGTTCTTACAATCTTTTTTGTTTTCTCTGACTTTGTTCTAGTATAACCATATTTTGTATCATTGATCATATCAAGTAACTGGACCATCTGATTCCTAGTTTCCTCTACAGTAGATACAGGTAAGATAATCATACTCTCTTCTGGTATCTTTGCCTTTCTAGCCATATCAACCGTACTAGAACCTTCAGACTCAAAAAATATTGCCTTTGCATTTGGTTTTGATTTCAAATACATCTTGATCATCAATATTGTCAATAGTGATTTTCCTGTGGATTCAGCACCTGACATGGTAATTCTCTTACCAGCAGGAAATCCCTTGAACATATCACCATCAGATAACATTGCATTCAATACATAACACCCTGAATCAATCCACTCCTTGACCTCATATGGATTTTCCTCATTCATCTTAAATGCAAAATCATTGTTCTTTCTAGCAGTCTTCACCAACTTATCAAACAGTGTATCTTTTTTTGCCATTAAACAGTCTCCTCATTTATTAATCCAGTACTACCAAAACCACCTTCACCTCTATCAGAATCCATATCAATATTTTCAACCTGATTTATTGTTCCGGTCCATACTGGTGTTATAATAAACTGTGATATTTTCTCACCCTTTCTGATAGTTATAGCATGATTACCATGATTAAATAGGTGTAACATGATATTTCCCCTATACCCTGAGTCAATAACACAGGCACCCAAAACCAACTTATCCTTTACAGCTCTACCTGACTTATTTTTCATAATCATAGCAAAACCTTCTGAAAACTGACATCTCCATCCAAGATCAATCAAAATATCCTTGTTCGGATAGATATCAACTGTCTCCAATGCAAATACATCATAACCAGCATCACTATTATTTGCCCTTTGAGGCATAATAGCATCATTATGTACTAGTTCAACATCCATATTAAATTGATGGAATGGATTATTTGATAAATAAACTGGTGTTCCTATATAAGTATTATCATTCATTTGTTCTATTTACTCCTTTGTTTATATTTTTCGTGAATTGCCTCTACTACTGCCGATATTTCATCATTTGTTTCAATCTCAATTACACTATTTACCTTCCTCCCTATAGTTTGAATAATTTTTGTTACTGACATTATCTCTGCTGTTCTTTTCATTGGTTTACCATCAATATACCCAACCACCCTATTATATTCTGTATATTTTGAACCTATCTTACTCAGACAAGTTTCAATTTCATCAATAGACATATCATAATAATCTGATAATAATGAGAGTATCATTTCAATAGAGAGTTCAGTTTCAATAGCAATTTCATCAATAATAATTTCAACAACAATACTAAATTCTGTTACATTACGATATTTATCAGGAATCTTCATTGATAATCCTTTGAAAGGTAAACTTTGAATCAGCACCTATAATATCCATATATTCAATAGTACCTACAGCCTGATCCTTTTCATATTCCAACATGTTTTCTTCTGACCACCCTTCTGGATAATTTTCTGGATTTAATGTTACAATTGCTGTTCTAACTTCTGTTACCCTGTATTTCATATAACTACCTCCAATTTTTATATTAACTTTAAGACAGTTTAACTCAATTCTGTCTTAAAGTCAAGACACATTATAAAGTTAATCTATATTGTCCAATAAAATATGCATCTGTAAGATCATATAGAGTTTCATAATCATAACAATTCTCCTTTATATATGTATCAAACTTTACCAATATATCACTAGGCAACATATCAACCACAATTTCCTTCAGATAAATTTTCTTATCATAATTCTTTTTAGCATAGTCCCTATCTTCTTTTGTAGTGATTGAATTTCTCCATTCAGTGACGGGAACAACACCTATCCAAGTTTCTTGATAACAGACATAATATATGGTTCTGATTATCCAATGCATACCATCAATGACATCCCTTTTAGCAGATTGTGCCATAAAAGATAATCCTTCTATCACAAGATCTGTATCATGACTTCCTTTTGAGGATATACAATCAGCAATATGGTATAGTCTATCCTCTTCATATACAGTATCAAGATGATCTGTTTTAACTATACCAAAATCCTTTAGTTCTTTTGTTTTTTGATTAAATAAACACCATCCTGTAGATCTCAATGAAGGATCTACAGACAATAAAAATTCATGTTCCAAATTTATCTCCTTAAAATATGTAGAGATTAAATCAATAATCTCCGCACAATTTACCTATTGTAATATTAGTTGTGAAAATTTCTTTTTGAGTGCAACATATGATTCATCAAATCTACCAGAAAGTTCTTTTCTATGTGATATGGTAAATGTGGTATACCCCATCTGTTTTAACTTCTCAAGGATCTCTATCAACCCCTCAAGTCCATCAGAATCAAGGTTTGCGTCTGCTACCTCATCAAGTATCAAGATATTAGATGTAACATACTCACGGCTCTTAGATACGTTCAGGAATGCAAATAAAAGACTTAGGTCAACCCTTGCCCTTTCACCAGCAGATAATGAATTGTATGATAATTTTTCATAACCCTTAACTGCAATGGTTTCTTTCATATTCTCATCAAACTGAATCCTATAATGAGCCTGAAATATTTCTAAGAATTGATTCACGTATCTATTCAGTAGAGGGATATAGTTTTTGATGATATATTGCTTGATACCCTTATCAGATAAGAGTTTAAAAGCCAAATCATAAGCCTCAGAAGTGTCATTATATCTATTCAGATATCTATTCTGTTCATCTAACTGACCTGTAAGTTTTTCTGTATTATCAACTACATCTTCCTTTGGTTTCTTCAACTCAGTAATATCATTTTCTCTATTGGTGATAGTATTGAGTTTTGAGTTTATCATTCTCTTGCTGCCTGATAATTTCTCTTGTAAAACATACTGTTCATTCTGTTTACTGGAAATATCATTACCCATTTTAGTAATCTTATCAGATACTATGGTGATTTTCTCAAAGACACCATCCAACTTTTTCATCTTAAGATCCAGCTTTTTCAGCTTCTCCTGATATTCATCATCCTTTGCTTTTAGTTCTGATATACTCTCATTAAGATTATTAACCATATTATCTTTGAAAGTAGGGTCAATCAACTGTGTACATGTTGGACATGTGTTATTATCATTGTAAAATTTTAGTGAATCTTTCTTTCCACTCATATCTTGATTATTGAGGAGTACATGATTACACCCAGTTCTCTTTATTTCATTGAGTTTTTTCATATGGGAATCATATTTTTTCTGTTGTGCATCTCTCTTAGTTGAAAGTTTATTTCTCTCAACAGATAAATCCTTAATAATATCAGTTAGTTCCTGAATTTGTTCATTTATACCAACCTCTTCACCTTCAAGAGCTTTGATTTCAGTCTTAATAGTAGAGATTTCAACCTCAATATTTTTGATTTTCTCTGAATCATCTTTATTCTGGTTTTCTATCATATCTTTAACTAGTTTAAGATTTGACTCATATTGATTAATCTTGGTTTGACAATCCCTGATAGATTCAATAATTACAGAATGTTTTGCTTTGAGATTCTTCTGTACATTTGAAAATATCTCAATATTCAGGATATCCTCAATGAAAGTTCTTTTCTCCAATGCAGTCATTTGAAGGAATGGACTATAATTAGTAGATGAAATGAAATGTGTGTTTCTCAATGTCTTTGGATTGATATTGAGAAATTGAGACATCCATTTCTGCTGATCCAATGACTTGGAATCTTGATCAAGATCAATACCATTTACAGTTATCTTGAAAATATCAGGTTTAATACCCCTTTCAATAACAATTTTCTTGTTCTTATGCTCTATTTCTAGTATAACCAGACAATTTTTCTTGTTTGTGGTATTGACTAACTGACTTTTATTAACCTTTCTGTATGGTTTACCTGTCAGTACAAAATGGAAAATATCTAATAGTGTGGACTTACCATGCCCATTAATGCCTGTGATTCCAACCGTATTGTTAGAATCAAGATTTAAAGATGTTAGTTTGTTGCCATATGACAATATATTCTTCCAGGTTAATTTTTTATATCTCATTTTATTCTCCTGCCTGTATTGTATCATATTCATTAATAATAATCTCATAACACTTCTTTTTTATCTTTTTTGGACTATCAACAGTATCAAGATATTCTGAAACCATCTTATCAAAATCCTGATCCTTAACATCTACAAGAGCCTCATCAAGAATTATGGTATTATCAATAATCTCATGTTTAATACAGTTTTCAATAATCTCAATAAGAGCAGATTCTTCAACACCTTTCATTTTCCGGTTTACATATATCTTCAGGAATTTGTCTTTGTATTGAGCAAGATCATCAAATTTGAAATCTTTATCAATGCTGATCTTAACAAAAATATCATCCACAATCTGGTGTGATTTAACATTCTTACCTATTGTTAGATATACCTTAGAGTCACCATAATCATTCCAATCCAATTGACACATTGACCCAATATAGATAATATTGCTACCTATTTTCTGCTTGAGATGAAAATGACCAGAGATGACTTTTTTAAATTTCTTGAACATCTTTGATTTTAAAGTTCCCCCACACACAATTCCTTTGGTCATCAAAGCACCATTTATAGGAAAGTGACCAAAGCAATATGTTGCATCTGAAGCCTCTATTTTAGACATACATGTATCTATATTATCATCTGTCATCCAAGGTACAAAAAGACATTTATTACTATCTACAGTCATTTCTATGGCATCAGTATCTATTATATCAACATTTTCATGATCCTTAAACAACTGCCTAATAGAACTCAATTTATTGGTGTTCTTGTAATATGCATCATGATTACCAACAATGATTATATAGTGTAAATCAGGGTCAATTAGATTATCTTTAACCAACTCCATTGTTGTCCATGTAATGGATTTTCTATTGTTGGTAGAATCACCTAAAATTATGACTGTTTTAATACCCTTAGACTTGATATCATCAATGACCTTCAAATAGGAATGGACCTGATACTTGACAAATGTATCATGGTCCTCTTTATGTCCAAAATGTAAATCACCTATAACTGCAAAACTTTCATTATCCATATTATTTGAGTTTCCTATATGTGCCTTTATTATATGAATTCCATGCAACATTACCCCTGAGTTTGAATTTTGTGATTATTTTGGATATCTTTCTTCTTTCTTTATAATCTTCAAAACTCTCACCTTCCATTCTACCAAGGCTTTTTGTGCCAAGTGCCTTGGAAATCATGGTCTTAGTTTCCTCTTCTGAGACAATCTCATCTTCTGTAATCTCATCAATCGCAATTGGATTTGCGTCCATAAATTTATTCTCCTTTAATTTTTGTGTATCTGCTATTATAACATCATATCCATTATCAATCAAGGCTTTTCGTACCGCTAAACTTGTACCCTCACCAACATCATCAACAATCATCACTTTAGGTTCATCTGTCATTAGATTTGACCTCTAGACTATCTATACAATGTGGTAGTACCAACACTCTGTTTTTTGGATTGATAGTTTTGAAAAATCCACTAAGTGCAGGAACTAGTTTATCCACAACTCTCTTTGGTGTTACTTCCTTGACCTTAAATATATATGTCTTTGGATCATCAGTAATTTCCAATTCCTGAACATATTTTTCCACAAAATCCATCATATCATCTAATTCTGTCAATTTAATCCTCCTGTAAATAACTCTTTATATGTTAAAAGCTCTATAATGCCATCCTCAAGCTGTATCAGATTGTCAACATGTCCATCTATCTGATTATATGAAAAACAAGGCATGAATGTTATGATACCATTACCAGCAAGTTTTAAACATTCTGATCTTCTATCTTCCACATAATGTGTAAACCCATTTTCCAATAGAAAATCTGACTTATCAGAAACATGTACCACATTGTAGGGTATATCATATAATATGCCATTGAGAAAATCCTTTGTATATTTAGCATACCTTTCTGATCTGTAAGTTACAAACTGTACTGGATCATCATTAAAATATGTTAACAATGACATTATTGTAGGAACACCCACAAAATGTTGTATTAAATGTGGATTCATCATTACATGTTCAATAAATTGCCATAGGTAATCTTTATCAAGATTCCAAGCATTTTCTAATGACCATTGTTCTGCTGGTGGTAATAGATGACCTAAATCATCCTCTAATAATTCCTTAAGAGGTGTGTATAAATCACCAATAGTACCATCTATATCAAAGGCTATTTTAATATCCATTCTCTCCATTCTCCTCACTTGTTAATTCAGATAAAAGAAATTTTCCGTGTTCATCTGCATATATAGTTGCATATTGTACATTGAAGGTTGTATAATCAGGAACAATTTCAACAACTTCTATTGGTGTTGGTTTTGATACAATACATACCATAGCCAACGCCAAAAGTATAAATTGAAATATAGTTATACATTTTAGCCATATTATCAAATTTCTATCTGTTGTCATAATTACCTCATCTTTTTAGCTACTAGAAAAAGGGTTAATCCTGCAAATAGTCCCATACCTGCCTCTGTATGTGAAAAAGTTCCACCCCAAACACACATTGATATAGATAATCCACTAATTAACAATCCTAAACACTTAACCATTTTTCTCTCATCTTTATTCATGTTCATTTCTCCTTTAGAGGTTAAAATAAAAATCCATCTACATGGTACATTATGTAGATGGATTTTGTCAAGCTTTATTTTGAATTTTGTTATATTTGTTTAAATGTCACATTATAAATGTCAAACAATTTAATATAATCCAGCATCAATTTAATAATATATGGTTTCAGTGGTTCATAATTATCATACTCTTCTACCCATTCCCTTTCATCCATTTCACTATCCCATAACACATAATCATTAAATTTTATGATATCAATATCACCATCTGTTATATATGATAGTCTGAATCTCTCTACAATATCATCAAATGTTTCTCCAGACACAATTTTAGAGAGTAAATCATATGTAGAATTATTGATATACTCAACCACATATACTGGATGTTGATTAAAAAGAGCATCAAATTCCTTTTTAACATCTTCATTATCCATTAGATCTGATAAATCCTTTGCATTATTATCATTTACTAGCTTAATAAATCCCTCAAATATCTCTGTGGTCATCCTCATCACCCCCATTATAATCAATTTCCATTGTTTTATTCATAGAAAACTTGTCCTTAAGTGCCTTTATGCCAAGTTTATTAGTCAATCCAGAAATAAATGAATCAACCTCACATTTTGCCTGATGTACAGTTCTGTTCATCTGTCTTGCTACCTGTTTACCTAAAAATGGTATATTTGATTTCAATTGTTGAGCAACACTATCAATACCATTTATCAATGCATTCTTTTCACCTACCTTTAAACCACCTTTCTGATTTTTAAGGATGTTAGAATATTCAGTCAATTTATCAATTCTCTCTGATAATTCATTGATATGATCATCCAATTCATCCTGTAGATCCATCATATTTTCATTTTCTGGTGGATCTTCCATTTTATGACCCATAATCCTAGTCAATGTACA